ACATTAGCCGCATGATTAATTACATTGTCTACTATTGCCTTATCTACCTCATAGTTTTTTGGTTTTAGTAAAGACTTGCGTGTCATTCTAAATTTCGCTATAGTCATTGATTTGGTTTTTAAGTGCTTCTAACTTGTTTGCGTAGTAAGTTTTTACTATCTCAACTGTCTCGTAATCGTGCTTCTCTAATCTTGTCTTTAATAGGTATGGTGAAAGTCCAGTGATAGCACAGATTTTTTTCATGTCTCCATGTCTCAGCATTGCTCTATAATCCGTTACTTGAATCATCTTGTAGTTGGTTGTTTTGGTTAATTAATACTTGTCCTGCTTCTGTTAATGGTCTGCAGAATAATGTGAACGCCTTATCTCCGTCTTGGAATGTTACAGTTGTTTCTTCTGTATTAGCAAGTACTAATCTAATAGCTGGTTCTTGACCATCTATCTTCTCATTAGTTGCTGCGAATACTTGTGGCTCGTTATCGCCAAACTTAAAGCACCACTCACAAGGGAAAATAGGTGTTAATTCTCTTTCTACTAATTCTAATTCTTGGTTGTCCATGTTTATTTGTTTTTGTTATAAATTTTTAAGTGTCTGTCTATTCCTTGTACTGCTGCATCAAGTGAGGCGTAATAGCTATGTCTCCAGTAAAACCATTTACCATTTAGTATCATGTTATCCCATTTGATAATCATGCCTTTATAGGTGTATTGTTTTGAGATTCTGCCGTTGCTGTTTACATAAGTAAACTCTTCTTTGATGCCTTTCTTCTTTTGTTCAAGGGATAGTTTTTGATTCATTTGTTTAGTTTGATGGGATTAGTACCTCGAACAAGACTTTCTCTTGACTCTTAGGTTGTCCTTTAATCATATTCTTGTATATTGAATACGCCTTATCATAATCTTTAGACATTGACCCAGAGACAATCATTCCGTCTTGTCTGGTAAAATAAAAAGTTTCGTTTAGTAAAAAGTCGAGTTCTTCGATAAATTGTAGGTTTTTCATGTTATTGGTTTTTTGGTGTTGTTGTTGTTTCTTCATTGGTTTCTTCTTCATCTTCCCAGTCGCAATACTCTAAGCACTCTGGACATAGGTTAATTTCTGGGTAATTGGTGTGAGCTCCACAGCAAGTAGAAAATGGCATATCTAAGGATTTTTGGTGTTTAGTTTAGATAATCGGCTGAAATAAGTTTTTGGGTCTCCTATTTTAGCTTTGCTCATGTTACTTTCATACTCCAAGGGATGTATGCAGTTTTTTGTCTCGTGATTGTAGTAGGCTTGTTCGCCTTTGTCAATACGAATGCCAGTTATGGCACACTTCATTGGATGGGTTAAGGTAATTAATTGGTGCATTTGTTTTTGTTTTAGTTTGGTAAAATTATATATTATTTGTGATAATTTAATTTATTTTAGTTAATTTATTGTTAAAAAGGTTTTTGTCACAGATTTTTGTCATGGATTTTTAGGGGGTTTTTGGGAGTTTTTGCTGGATTTTTAGCAGGTTTTTGCATGGGGTTTTTGGCAGCGTTAGCTGACTATTGGCAGATTTTTGGCACTATGCAAGAGTACTTTATAGCACATTTAGTCAGCTTTTACCGATATGCAAGGGCAAAGCATAGCTAAAATGCTTTTAAAGGCACTTTATAGGCTTATTTTCGGCCTCTAATATCTTTTTAATATCATTGCATGGTTAAAAATTTTAGTGTCTTATTTCGGCTTATTTTGCCAAATATTCGTTTTGTCTTATTTCGGCTATCCTTTCGGCTAATTGCTCGGTATTATAAGATTGAAACGCTATGCCGCCTCCATATTGTTTGTTATGGAACTTTCGGCCTCCTAATTTACGGCCCAAATAAAGAGCCCTTTCGTATGTTTCCGCTAATTGTAGAAAGTGCACAACATAACGAGGGTTTCCGTTTGTGTCGTTGTTAATACGTGTAAACATGGTTAAAATTTTGGTTTATATGACCCCTAAAAAGAGGTCATTTCGCTGAATTTAACAGCTCATCAGTAAACCCTAAAAAACAGCCACAATATTTTTTATTTCGGTCATGGGTATTTTATGACAGCCAACCGATACGATATCGCCATCTACTCCGTTAAAAGTATATGAGCCTATGTGTTGGCCTTTCTCAAGCTCGTTTCTAATTAATCTTTTATAAGCTGAAATAAACAAGGGTTTAGGCATCTTAACTCCTCCGCTTGTTTCAATCATTTGGCTTTCATTGTTAAATCTTAATAAGTAATGACCCAAATTTGCATAGATTGACGATATTTTAAATTGGCGGAAAGCCTCTATTTTTTCGGCTGCATCAATTAAGGCTTTTGCCTCCGCTTTCTTTTTGTTTTCCTCTTGTTTTATTTGCCATTGCTTAAACTCTTTTGACTCTTGATAATCATGCAACCAATTAACAATATCGGAATATCTTTTATTTATTGTTTGATATTCAAATACTAAACCATCTAAACTAAAAAACGCTTTATAATTATCAAAAACGCCAATAGCCACTTTTGTTTGTTCTATAAATCCATTTGTTAATTGAGTTGCTGATATTGCTTTCTTTTTTGCCTCCTCGGCATATTCTAAATAATTATTTAAGTTTTCCAAATGTGCGTTTGACGCTAAATTAATATCCTCGAAAATTGTTTTTACTTTGAAAAAATGAACATTTGCGGGAATAGAACGCCAAACAAGGCTTTGATGTTTTGAGGTAGTATTGGAATAGTGCTTATCATTAAATAGAACGCACTTTTGTCCGTTATGGTTTGTCATGTGTTGAGCAAGTTTGAAATGGTAGCCGTATGAATATATACTACCATATTCAAAAAACATATTGGAGCCCGTTCCATGTGTTTGAGTTTGGTTAGCCCAAACGTGTGTAAGTTCGCTGTTGTTAAATTTTGTTTTCATTGTGTTGTGTTTTGTAGTGTTTAAAGGTTTGTTTATTTGTATTGTGTTAACTCTTGCCAGATAGTCTTTGCAAGGGTATAAACTAAGATTGAACCAATGAATAAGCTGATAAGTTCTAAGATTGAAATGTGTGTCATGTTATTTAATTTTAGTTAGTAAATAATCAGTAAGTAATTTTGCTGCTTTTGATATTATAATAATGGTTAAGACAATAACCCAAAGCAAAAGAAAGTTAGATAAGTGTTGCATAGTGCTTATTTTTTAAGTGAGTTAATAGTAAACAAAATAGCAATACCACTAAAGGCAATTCCGTTCATAAACATCTTAACATTTGAGCTGTCAAATGTAGAGGTTAACAAATTGAATAAACAAATAGAAAGCATTACGAAAGAAAGTAAAAAGATAACTAATTGAGGTAATTTGTAGGCTGATAACTTTTTCATTTTGTGTTGGTTTTTGGTTTGTTTGTCGTTATTGACAGAGTAAAGATAAGTACCAAATATTAAATAAACAAAAAAAATATAAAATATTATTAAATTATTTTCAGTCTATATTTAGACCAGCGGTAAACTTATTTTACCAGGTTATTTATCCTGGTATATATTTAATACTATATATAGTATATAATATATAATATATAATATAAGATATAATATAGAATATAATATATAATATATACTAAAATAAATAATGTATATTATATTATATTGTCCATACTTTACCAATAGTGTAGCTATTCATTTTGTAGGTCGGTGTTATGTTCCGTAAATGCCACACTAACTAATTGTATTCATAAATAAAGTAAATAACCTATCCCAATTAGCTACCTATTTAACATAATGGTAATTATAAGACAATTCGACTACTGAATATCAGTGTGTTATATATGTTAATTTATACCACTATACCCCCTACCTTGTTTATTCGTGTAATCAATGGTGCAACGCCAATGTGCCCTTCACATTTTTGATATAAAACATTGTTTTCACCAATTTTAACTTTTGTATTGTTGTTTTGGTATAATAGTTGTAGCTTTGACTTCTATGAAAGATACATTTGGTAAGAAAGAATATCAATGCAAGTGTGGAGTAGTCCAGGAGGAGTATGTTTGGAGTAGTCAGATTAGGGAGGTGCAGTTTGAGTGTGGTAAGTGTGGAGCTTGGATGGGGCACAATAACCTAAAGGTGAAGAGTAAGGTGGGAATTATATCAATTAGAACGCCAACCAAAAACCGATAATATGAACGCAGAGTTTAAGGACATAACGAAAGAAGCATTTATCATTGCTTATAGGGAGAATTTTGGAAATATTACCATTGCTTGTCAAGCGTGTGGGATTAGTAGGACTATGTATCAGAATTGGATGAAGAATGATACTAAGTTTAAGAAGGCTTTGGCTGAAATCGAGCCAGAGGAAATTATGTTGGACTGGGGAGAGCATAAGTTGATGGAGAGGATTACTAAGGGTGATACTTTGGCTACGATGTTCTTGTTAAAGACCAAAGGAAAGAGAAGAGGATACATTGAAAAGACTGAGGTTGCTCATGAAGGGGATGTGGTGAAGCAGATTACGGTGAACGTAGTGAAGCCATCAGAATTACCTAACTTGCAGAAGCAACTTGATGGTGATGAGAATATAATGAACTTCGATACTCAGAAAGATAACAGCTTTACTGTTCCAGCCACATTGGCTTCCGAGGTACCAGAGATTCCGTTATATGACCATAGCAAAGGTGAGTTGTTAGATATGAACGACCAAGATGAGTTCGAGGAATAGATTGCGTAGCAATATGGCAATAAAGTTTTCTATTGGTAAACTTAATATGTGTCAAAAAACGCCATTTCTGACTTATGTTAGGGGCCTACCCTCTATAAAACCAAAAAGTATTAGTTTCGCTTTACCAAAGCCAATTTTTTAATTTTCCCCTAATGCCCTATGAACGTAACCACAAACATCGTTTTCGAGATACTGCAAAACAGCCAAAAAAAAATATCTGTTATGCAAGGCGGAACAAGGTCTGGCAAAACCTACAATGTATTGACCTGGTTTATCGTAAAATTGTTACAAGAAAAAGGGAAGACACTAACTATCTGCCGTTCATCGTTGCCATCCATAAAAGGCTCAGTAATGAGAGACTTTATAGAAATTCTGTCGAAATATGGCCTATACTCAGAAGAAAAGCACAACAAGTCAGAAAATCTTTACTTCTTAGGAGGCAATACCGTAGAGTTTGTCTCTACAGACCAGCCACAAAAAATAAGAGGTCGTAAAAGAAACTATCTGTTCATTAACGAGGCCAACGAGGTTAACTACGAATCTTGGATGCAGTTAGCACTAAGAACCACAGAAAAGATTGTAATTGACTATAACCCTTCAGATTACTACTCTTGGATATACGACAAGGTAATTACCAGAGAAGATACCGACTTTACCATCACTACCTACAAAGACAACCCATTCCTTGAGAAATCTTTGGTGGAGGAAATTGAGAGACTAAAGGATGCCGACCATGAATATTGGAGAGTTTATGGTTTAGGTGAACGAGCAATATCAGAGGCAACTATTTATACCCATTGGAAACGCAGACGAAACTTCCCAGAAGGAGGGGAAATATTTTATGGACTGGATTTTGGCTACAACAATCAAACCGCACTGGTGCGTATCAAACACTTCGATAACGAGATGTTTGTGGAGCAACTCATCTACGAAACTAAAATGTCTACCTCACTACTTATCGATAGGCTACAGGCTTT